CCACGCCGTCAGCCGTCGGCACATCGTCATTCTTGCCCTCAAGCTGTGCTGCCGCCACAGGGTCAACGTTCGGGTCAGGCACAGCAGGTGGCGTGACAGGCTCCGGCCCCGTGACCGAGCCGCCATCTGCCGCAGCCATAGCCGCACGGCGGGAGTTGATTGCACCACGAGCAGAGCCAAACATGCCCATCGGGAGAGCGCCCATAGCCGCAGCACGGCCCGCCTGCATCTCGTCCTCGGTCGGGTTCCAGAACGTGCCATACGGCTTGCCGCTGTATTTGTTCTGGAGCTGCTGCTGCGTCATCTCCTGCATATACTCGCCGAGCATATCGGCCGGAGTATTGAGAGCATTCGCCGCAATCGCACGCTTCCAGCCACCCTGCCCAAGGCGGCTGAACGTGTTGCCGCCAAGGACAGCACCATAGAGGCCGGACGTGAGCATATCCACCGGCAGTTCCTCGCCGATCATGCTGTTCATCTTGCCGAAGATTTCCGAGTCAGAGAGCCCCTGATTCTTCAAGTCATCGTAGATACCACCTGCATTGATAGCAGCTTCAAGCGGGCCGCCCGTCAGCGCATAGCGAGCGAAGTCATTCGCGCCAGACTGCACAAGATCAGAAGCAACAGCACGGCCAGCAGTAGACATTCCCATGCGCTCCAGAAGACCGCCTGCGCCGCGAGCGAGTGCGCCGCCGATACCAATCTCAGGTGCCAAGGCACCGGTCACTATAAACGGAACAGAGCTACCAGCCCCATTAAAAACATCAGCCATGAGGCCGCGCGAATCCGTCAGGTAGTCCGTGTCAGTGAGTCGCTGCAAGATACCTTCGTTCTGGTATCGGTTCAATGTACCAAACTGCTGCTGCACGTCATCTGCACGGTCATTCCAGTAAGTGCCGTTGTTGATGAGCCAGTCACCAAGACTGTTCCACCCCGTGTCGGGGTCAATTTCGCCCTGTGATTTTGCGAACGCACCTAGATAATTAGCAGCGCCGCCAGCGTCGCCTTCAAGTCCGCCGACAAAATTCTGGACAGACGGGCGATATAACGCCGTACTAAAACCAGGCATGAGCAGATTCGCCAAGAATCCACCGAGCCCTTCGCTTATCCCTGTAGCGTCATGGATACGCCCTGAATCGTCAGTAATATCAGTATCATTCGGCATAATCATGTCGTTGTTGTTTGCTGATATCTCCCTGAAATAATCATAGGCTTTGCTCATTTTGCAAATTCCCCCTTATGAGTGAGAAGCAGAGTCATAAAGACCCTTGAGGTCGTCAACAAGGTCTTTGTTGGCGTCGCTCACTGAGTCGTAATAGTCGATGGCATTATCCGCGCTCCCTGTTCTTCCGTGGTCATTCCACGATACAAACTCGCGCCGAGCGTTGAGCGCATATTTCATGTCCTCGATTCTCTGACGCACATCACTGTCAGAAAGTTTCTGTTCGATTTTGTCAAGATTTGCAATCGCTTCACCAACATTGTTCAGATTACTGCTTGAGTTTTTGTAAATATCTTTGGCGTTTTCCATCAACGTTTTCTGCGAGTCTGTCGGTTCTTTTCCGTCACTTCCACCAGAACTGCCTCCAGATTTGCCATCTGCTCCCCTGATACCAGCAACCTGCACCGCTGTGTCTGCGTTGAGCTGCGCTTTCTTCAAATCTGCGTCGATATTGAGGTTTGCAAGGTATTTCTGCAACTCATTGGCAATAGCCTGCATTTTCTCCTGCGCCGTAAACTTGTCGTTGTTGAGGATGCGCGCCCAGTCGAATGTGTGCTGTCCATAGTCGAGTTTCTGCTGGTACGCATTATTCGCCGCTTCCTGATTCTTGTTGAACTTCCAGTTCTGGCTAGGTGTTGCATAGTTCTGCATCCCCATCGCCGCCGAGGCAGGCTGTTCGTCGTAGATGAGATTGAGGATAGCCGCGCCGTTGTTGTTCATTGAGCCGTCACGATCTACACCATACGTATAGTAGGCGTTCGTGAGGTTGCGCACGCGCTCGTTCTGGTAACGCTGTGCCCTGCGTGCCGCCTCGTCCGTCGCCTCGCTTCGTGTGAGTCCGGCCTGACGGAGTGCGTTATACTGGTCGTCGAAATACTCTGCCGAGGTCTTGCCCTGCATCGCATTGTTGACGCCCATATCGTAGTCCGTCTGCAAGAGCGCGCGGAGCTGTGTTGCGTCAAGCCCGTCCGACGTATCAGCGAGGCCGTACTGCTGGCCCGCCTGACGGTACGCATCCGCAAGCGCATGAGCCGCCGCCCTGCCGTTGTCGTCCTGCGCCGCGTTGTACATGTCCTTCGCGCCGAGAATCTGAGACAGCACGCCGCGTTCGCCAAGCGACATGGGCTGACCAATGCCAACACGATTCGCCTGTGCAATCACATCGTTGAGCTGCTGGCTGTAATCCGCCTGTGGTGCCGCCTGAGTGCCTGCCGCGTCCGTTGCATTGTTCTGTACCTGCGCCGCTGTAGACGCCGCCTGTGAAGCGACTGGCGCGGCCTGCGTGGCAACTGCCGCCTGTTCCTGCGGCGTGATATAGTTGCCGTTTGCGTCAAAACGGTCTGGATGGTCGGCACGCTCTAGATCATACGCATACTGCTGTAAAGCCTGCGGGTTGTTGCGGTACTTGAGACGCATGACCTCGCGCGGGTGCAATGCATTGTCAAACGCCTCTGCATCCGCGAGGTTGCCAAAGGTGGCAATCTTATTGTCACCGACTTCTTGCGCCCGCCTGATTGCATCGTTGTCACTATACATCGTGCCGTCGCTGCCGACGCCAGCAATGACATGATAACCGTCATCGTCATCATAGATGGACGTGACCATCGTGCTTGTTGAGCCATCATCATTATCGACGAACGGGCGGCGGTAAATATCTGCCGGTCCCCAAGAGGTCAGGCCCCTCGTTGGGAGCTGGTATAGCACATCACGTTCGTTGAGCTGGTCAGGCGTATTTTGAAGCTGGATCGCCCGCTCGATGGAAGGTGGCGCCTGCTGTGTTCTTGCCGCCAATTGTGCCGGAGCCTGTACTGGCGTCCCCGCCATCATGGTGGCCTGTTCGTCAGGCGATGGAGAAGAAGCCGCCTGCGCCGCCCCTTGTCCCATCATATAACGAATAATGTCATCCTGCGTCGGCGAATTGAAAACGTACTGCGCCGCCCGCTGTACTTCCTGCGGCGTGATATTCCCATAACGAGCTGACGCGCTTTCTGCCGCCCGATTCACTGCCTGATTCGCATTCATACTCTCACCCCTTACGAATTTCTATGGAGCCAGTCCGTGTTGACGGTAGGCCACTGGAACTGCTGTGCGCCCGCCGGATTGACGAGCGTCAGCGTTGTCGGCGCACTCACCGTAGCCCCTGCCGTTCCTTGCGGCGTCTGGCCGAATACCGAAGCCGCCGCCTGCTGAACCTCTGCGCTCGTCGGCGTATCCTGCCAAGCCGTGCGCGTATATGGTTCCTTGCCAAATGCGTAGGTATTCCCCGGCACCATGCCCGAAGAGCCGAGCGTTGCCGCCTGCTGTGGGGCTATGCCTGCCGAGATAGGAGAGCCGGACGGCGTGCCATTCTGCCCGAGCACGGCAAGTTGTCCTGCATTCGCCGCCTGATCTTCTGCCGCTTCCTTCTGCCTGAGTGCACGCGCATCCGCCTTTGCCGCCCTCTGCTTCGCCAAGTAGCTTGCGATGAGGTTGCCGAGGCCAAAGCCCAACGCCGTCTTGTTGTCCATCATCGATGCAACCGCCGCCATCTGCATCATGCGGTCGAAGCCGTTCTTGTCATCATTCTCTTTATTTGCTACGCGCGGGTCATTCTGCCACGCGCCACCGCCATATGCCATGTCCGTTCCTCCTTATGCTGTCCAGAAACTATCATCGCCGCCCTGTGCAACGAAGCCGTCCGCGATGTAATTGTTCTCGCCGTCAACCTGCAAATCGTACACGCGCCGTTCGCCGCTGTAGACGATGCTCTGCACCTTGCCGACGTTCTTGAGTTTCGTCCCAATCTTGAGATTGCCCATGTCGATGTACGAGCCATCCGACTTCATGAGCGGCTGCGTCGTCGTCGTGTTCGTGTGGCCTTTCTCGCAGATGACTGCGTACACGTCGTTGTAGTGCGGCTCCATGAGCTTGACGACTTTCTCCGTCTTGCCGCTGTCTGTCGTGACTTCGTCGCCGACTTCGATATGCTCAATAGCCTTCTCCGAGCCGTCCGCCATCTTGACCATTGTGCCGGCAGGGAAACAGCCCCACGCCGAGCCAAGGCCGCCAGCAAGGCCGGAGACAGCGCCGCCGAACAGGCCACTGAGGAAACCGCCGCCGCCGCTTGTCGTGCTCGTCTGCGTGCTGTTCGTCGTGCCTTTGCCAGCCGCCGCGACGAGTGCGTTGTTCGTCGCACCGTTGAGGCCGAGCGACATGTTCCAGAGATTCGATGCCGGAGTCTGTGCCGCCTCCTGCGCCACGCTCGCCGTCGTGATTGGCGTCGTTGCCGAGTTGATAAGATTCGAGAGCAGGCCACTGTTCTGACTGTTCGTGTTCATGTTGTTCGTGTACTGTTGCTGTGCAGCCTGCGCTTGCTGCGAAAGCGCATCGCCTTGCAGACTGTGCTGTTGCTGGATAAGGTTACCGAGCTGACCTGCTGTATTGAAGCTGTTATTCATCTTCTGCTGTGCCGCACTGGCCTGCTGCCCTGTGAGGTTCGCCACCTGATTGATGTTGTTCTGGTACTGGCTCGCCACACTGTCCGCCGCGTTCTTCTCGATATCGTTGAGCGCCGACGACGTGACCGAGCTGTTGAGCACGCCGCGATTACCAAGTCCACTGACAGTCTTGCCAATCGTGTTATTGAGTGCCGACGAGATTGAGTTCTCCATGTTTTGCTGGTACGCAACTGGAAGGTTGCCCTGTGCCAGACTGCCATATGTATTCCCTGCGTTGCTGAGGGCGCTATTCGCTGCCGCATTGGCATTCGTGTACGTGCCGGATAGGTTGCCGAGCCGACCAGCCGTCTGCCCGGCGAGCTGGCTGTACTGATTTGCCGTACTACCGAGTGTATTGTTGACGGCTGAGTTTGCATCGTTGTTGCTGCTGATGAGGCCGTTCATGCCGCTCGTCGCGTTGGCGATCTGATTCTGCGCGTTCTTGTTCATGCCGTTGTAATCGACCTGAACCGTGCCGAGCGAATCCTTCAGGACATTCATCGCGTAGTTGTTGAGTTTGAGCGCGTTCGGCGCGATGGCCTTCGAGTAGTTGGCTTCCTGCTGCTGCATCTCAAGCTCGTATGGAGTCGGCGTGTACGTCGACGTATTGTTGACCGTCGTCGAGCCGCCGCCCTTAAATCGGCAGTGACGGAAATACCGACGGTATACTTCTGCGTCAATAGACTGCATATCTGGTCTGATGATAATGTTTCCCATATATTCACCTTCTTACTTATTGCTCATTGCCGAACTGGATTTCTGTATCATCCTTTACCTCCCATGTCGCATAATACGCATAGCCATCTTGCTCTTTCCAAGCAGGTGCAAGACGCACATGGTTGCCCTGTACATCCTCACCGTAGTAGATGGAAGTCCCATCTACCAACTTATCCTCTCGCACGATGTGGAAGCCAAAGAGACGGACGTATGCCTTGACGTTTCGGATAAGGATAGCGCCGCAATGCTTAAAGCCCACTACCATTGCTAGTGAATCAAGTACCCGCTTCCAGAAGCGACCATCGCCGCATATCTGGTACGCCATGACCATCTGAGTCTTTGGATCAAACGTCACTTCACAGAAGCCGCGCTCCGGGAAGAACAACAGCTTGAAGTTTGGATGCGGTTTGAACGTACTCTTCGTTTTCTTCTCGTAGAGCTTTATCCATCCATCGAGCGTCATAAATCAGCCACCTCCACGAGAACATGCTTCAAGAGAAAAGGCGACGAGCCCGCAAGGCTGATCTCCATCTTTGGCGTCGTGTGGTTGCAGCGCACTTTCCTGCGGCGGTTCGTCGGCATGTCCAGCGCGATGTTATCGACGTGCACCTTGACCGTGCCAGCCTGTTCCGCCTGTGCGTCCGTGTCGATGCTGCGCACGATGATCTTCTCACTGCTGACCGTATCCTTGAGCCGGATAGCATAGTCGATAGCCGCGCCGTCGTCCGTCGTGTTCGTGTCGAGGATTTCATAGAGCGCCGCCCCTGCCGCCAGCATGAGCCTGTCCTGCGTCTCCACTATATCCGTTACCTGTAGCGGGAAATGGAGTGTCGTTGCCGCACCCACCGCGTAGTTGTAGGCCAGCCAGTACGACTTATCTTCCGTAGGCCGCACGAGCAGCAGCTTCCTGCGGCGCAAGTGGACAATTTGCGGGTCGAACTGTGACTGCGTGACGAGCAGGTTGAACTTCTGCCCAATCTCAGCCGTCGCGATATTGCCGTAGTCCATCGTCGTGGAGAGTGTCTTGAGCCCGCCGCGCGAGATAAAGACCACGTCATTGCCGACTGGCAGGGCCGCCTGACGCCCGACTGCGTCCGTCTCCGTCGCGATGCGATAGACCGCCCACGAAGCGACCTCTGCGTCGCCGGTGAGCTGGTAAATCATGCCATTGTTCTTGAGAATCATGAGGTCCGTTGCAAGCGGTGCCACTGCGATAATATCGCCGCTGTCCCCATAGCCGATATCCACCCACTGGCTCTTCGAGAGGTCGTTGTCGTCCTGCTCCCAGTCCGTGCCGTCGCCCGTCGCCGAGTACGTGATGCGGTCCGTACCACTCATCGAGACGCAGAGACGCGCGAACCGCTGGAAAACCATGTCGCACGTCGGCCCATCGAGTACCGTTGAGAGCGAATCCTCCGCGTAGTCGTAGAACTGGAGCTTGCCGCCTGATGCAATCCAGATGACGTCCTTGAACTTCGCGCAGACTGGCTTCTGCTTGCCCGTGAGCTTCCCCACCTTGTCGAGATCCCTGCCGTCACTGCTGACATGATAGACACCACCGTCCACATCGAACGCAAGGAAGGTGTTGCTGTCATTGTCGTAGTAGACCGAGAGGATTTCCGCGTCCGCGCTGCCGAGCATCGACGAGATGCCACCGCGCGGCTGCAAAGAGCGCTGATTGCCGAGGAACCAGAAGTTCTGGCATTGCTGCATCTCATTCGCCGCGATGAGGTCGCCCGTCGTCATGACATTGATACCGCCTGAGAAATCTGCGAAACTCAGCACCGTTGCATTGTGTTTTGCTGTCCTCCGCATAGCACCGCCGCCTTACATTGGGAGCTTGCCGGGGACAACGTTCAGGACGGCGTGAGAGCCCGCCGCACGCGCCCAGATGGCGTCAGCAGAGAACGGGAACGGGCACCCGCCATGCAGGACAAAGCCCGTATCCTTCACCGGCTCGTCCGTGCCCGTTGCAATCTCGACCGAGCACTCCGGCATAGCGTAGAGCACGCCTGCCGTCTCCGTCAGCTGCGTGAACTCACGCGAGAGTTTGTATTGTGCCATGATGATTCCTCCTCAAAAACCGTACCATTCGTTTTCATCCTGCGTCTCGTCGTGCGTCGTCCACTGCCATGCGACGTGGTGGCACGCAGGATACTCCGCCTTGAGACTGTTCTCCGGGTACTTGTACTGCGCCACCCAGACCGGGATGCCGTAGTAAGCCAGCTCGTCCATGTCGATGAACCGCGTGAAGTAGCTGTACTGTGCGTAGATGCCGACCTTGTCATAGCCCGGATACCACGACTGCATCGTGCCGATAGCGTCGCGAAGGTCAGGCCACACGTCGTCGCGCTGGACAGAACCGACTTCCATGTCCCACCAGATGCCGAGCTCCGGCAGGTTGTTCTCGCCGAGGTAGCTGTAGATCGTATCGTTAATCCACTTCGCTTCCTGCATCATCTCGTCGGCATTGTGCGCGTGCGAGACGTAGTAAACGCCATACGGCAGGCCGCAAGCGACACAGTCGTTGACGAAGTGGACGAACTTCTCGTCAAGCTCCATCTGCTCGCCCAGCTTGACGATGATGCCGTCCGCGCCCTGATTCTTGAGCTGTCTGACGCGGTCGTCCGGCTGATAGAAAGAGATATCAAATACTGACATATGTTTCCTTCCTTTCATTCGTGATGTTTCGAGTAAGGGCTGAGAGCGAAGAGACGCTTCTCAATTTCCGGCAGCATATCCTCGCAGAAGTGGTACTGTCTCGCCACCGCGAGGAACTCACTCACAGCCGCATAGAGTGCGTGCCAGTGTAAACTGTTCATGTGTTGCTCCTTTCTGCTATCCTCATTACGAGGTGATTTTATGAAACTGCCAAACGGGTTCGGCACGGTCTACAAGATGCAAGGCAACCGCCGCCGCCCCTACGTAGCCAAGAAAACGATACAGGGCAAGCAGAAGGCCATCGGCTACTTCGAGACCTTCGAGGAAGCTATGGCCTGCCTTGTCGCGTACAACCGTGACCCTGCCCTGCTGAGTCCGAGCCACACGACGTTCGCCGAGGTGTACGCGCTCTGGAAAGCCAAGCACTTCCCACAGCTCCGCAGTGAGTCGGCACGCATCAGCTACCGCAATTCCTATCGCCATTGCGAGCGCCTTCACGATATGATCTTCGTCGACATCCGGCTCGCCCATCTCGACATGGTCATCGACGACGTGCGCCGAAGCGGTTGCGGCCAGCCGACACAGAAGAAAGTGCGCTCCCTGCTCGAACAGCTCTACAAGTACGCTGCACGGTACGACCTCGTCACGCGCGACTATGCGCGGTATCTCGATATCGACCGGCCGCGCGTGAAGCGCAAGAAGAAGCCGTTCACCGTCCGTCAGCGGAACAGGTTATGGCGCAGCGTCGATGACCTGCCCGAAGTGCGCCATGTGCTTATGCTCATCTACTCAGGATGCCGCGTCGGCGAATACCGTCATATCCGCAAGAGCGACGTGAAGCTGAGGCGGCGCGTCATCGTCATACGGCACAGCAAGACCGATGCAGGGCGCGGGCGCCTCGTACCGATACCGAAGAAGCTCGTACCGTGGTACGAAGAGGCCATGCAGGGAGCTGGTGAATACATCTGCACCCGCCAAGACGGCACGCGCCACAGCTACGATTCCTTCCGTCGTGCCATCTTTGACCCCGTCATGGAGTATTTCGGCATGGTGCATACGCCGCACGAGTGCCGCCATACGCTCGCGTCCATGCTCGACTCTGCCGACGTCAACCGCACCGTCATCAAGCTCATACTCGGCCACAGCTTAGAGGGCGTGACCGAGCGCGTCTACACGCATAAGAGTGTGCGTGAGTTGCTGAGAGCCATCGACAAGGTCTGTACTTGACGTGTGCTTAACCGCCCATCAGAAAAGCCGCTCATCCCTTGCGATAAGCGGCTTCCTTTGTGTGTAGCGTGTCACTTGCCCGAAGAAGTGCCGTCAGCCGTTGCGCTGTCTGCGTTCGCGGCTTCTTTGTCGGCTTTCTCAAGAATCTGCGTGCGGATATAGTCAGGGCACGCCTTGTTCTGACAGCGCCCTTTCTCATCCAGCACCTTGTGGCAAAATACGCATCGTTTCTTCATTTGTTCAACGCCTCCAACTTATCCTGATACTCTTTGAGTACAGCGGCCTTTTCTTCTTTCAACTCCGCCACGAGGTCATTGTCGCCGTCCGCCATTGCCAGCACTATCTGGTCATCAAGCCCTTTCACCTGCGCTTCATACGTCGCCGCCAGTGCGTCAGCCTGTTCCGCCGCAGTCGGCACATAGGCGGGTGCGCTCACAGGCTTGCCATCCTTGCGGACGTAGCCCGTGCCGTTGTCTCCTGCGCCCTTGTTGCCGACGTAGTAGTTCCACTCATCTTCGTCAATCTTAATATATCCTTCTGCTTCAAGTGCAGCCTTTTTCTCATCGTCTAATGTACAGTCAACGGGTACTGACGTAATGCGATTGCCATCTGCTTCAAATAAACTCATATATTTCATAAAATCACCTTCCCTTAATTACCAATGGCTACCCACAAGGCACGGCCGCCTCTCACTGACCATGTAAAACTTGTCTTGCTTTTATTAAAGACGACGGAGCTGGCTAACCGTCCCCATGGCGTCAGAACCACTGTGAAACACGTAGAAGGGAAAGCAATAGGAAAGGTAGTGGTGTTTTCTATACCTGGGTCTTCATCTCCACTCGCATCTCCCCACTGTAGAATCAGGCCGTTCGCAAACTTGACGTACCCGTTCTCCGTGAGCGACGCCGCGACGATACCGACCGTGTTTGCCGCTGCTATTTTCTTGAGCAGGTCGCTAGCGTGATAGCCGTCTAGCTTATCTGCATTAGTAGCAGTATTGACATTCGTGCTGATAGAGATATTGCCCGAGCCGTCGAACGTAGCACTACCCGTAGCATTACCCGTGAGCGCGATATTTCGCGCCGTCGCGAGTTTACTAGCTGTATCTGCATTGCCCGTGATAGATATATCCCATGTACCACTAGCGCCTGTACCTGTCTTAGTGGGCGCGAAAAGGTTATAGTTCTCGCTATCAAGAATGGCAATCCAATCGTTTTTACGAGCGTCCCAGCCCGTGCGATAATGGAGATGCCCGTTGCCGATGGTAGAAAAGTCAGACGCATGAAGTTGGAAACGCGTGTTATTCGTCGAAGTTGAAATAATTTGTCCCCAACCATATACGTTTGGTATATCCACCTTCTCGCCTGTTTGATACACGCCCATAGTTCCCCAATTATCGTCTGTCCAGTCTCCTTTGTTGTAGAAGAACGAGTCTGCATGTACGCCGTCAACCGTATCTGCATTAGTAGCAGTGTCCGCGTTTACGTTAGTCACATTGATAGTCGCATTAGCGCTACCGTCAAATGACGTAGAGCCCGCAGCCTTGCCCGTTAAAGAGAGAGTACGAGGAGTCGCTAATTTAGACGCCGTGGCGGCATTGCCTGTCGTGCTGACCGGAGCTGTACCCTTGAGCTTGCTTGCATCGAGTGCCTTGACGTTGATTGTTGCATCTGCCGTGCCATCGAAAGTAGCCGCGTCAGCCGTGACCGCACCGCCAAGATTGAGCGAGCGAGCTGTCTGTAGCTTCGTAGCACTCGCCGCGTGCGTCGCCTCGTCGGACAGCGTTGCATGGGCGTCCTCTACCCACGTGTTGTTCTCTACGTCCGTCAGCGTGTACGTCTTCTTGAGGTCGGTACGGTAACATTTCATGCCCTCGAACAGGTTGTTTGTCGGGAACGCCGTGCCGCTGTTCATGCTCTGGATGGACTGCATCGTCTCGTTGATAGTCGTGCGCGAGTTCTTGACGTAGTCATTGCCGTTTATTTCTTTGTATTTCTGCATTTGTTCACCCTCTTAGTATCCAACAGACTGCCACGTGACCGTTCCTTTTGCCCGCGTGCCGTCCGCTTTCAGCAGTTCCACCATGAAATAGTAGCCGTCCTTGTCCCTGCTGATCTCCGCGACGTTCGGCAGGATTGTGCCGTCCGCCGTACTGCCGCCGCGCAATGTCACCGTGACTTCCGGCTTCGTGTAGTAGTGCTTCGAGAAGTGTACCATCGTTGCCGCGCTCGTGTCCGTGATGACTGCCGTACCCCTGTCCACCGTGTCGTCGATGTCGACATGCACGACGACGTTGTAGACCGCCGGTTCAGCGCCAAGTGAGCCCGGCATGACTGCCAAGCGGACGAGTGCCTTCTGATACTCATACTCACCGACGATGTACGGGATGAACCGCTCGTAGCCAGTCGGCTGATTAACGAGCTGCTGGAACTCGTCTGCCGTCATGCCGCCTTTTCGGACGGCTACTTCTTCAATGATGCCATCGAGCGCACGCAAGAAACGGTCATCTACGGCCACAGCCTCGCTGTAACCACCGCCCAAATCACGTCGCATATGCTCGTATAGGCTAGCCTTCTCCGCGAACGTGCGGAACGTCTGAGCGCGATGATGCTGCCGCTCCGTCGTGCCAATCTGCTCTGCCGTAGGCTTGTACACATCAGCCGCACGGTGTTCGCTTGTCCGTATCGTCTCAAACTTGCCTGCCGTCACATGATTGTCCTCGTCATCGTCGAGGCTGGCCGACTCGCTCCACGTCCTCTTGAACGCCGCCGCACGCAGAGACGCGTCGAGGATGCCGAGCTGTTCCGCTGTCATCTTGCCCAGCGACACCACCAAGCCGTCACCGACAGCAACCTTGTCACGCGACAGATGAGCAACCGCCGCATCCCGCGCGTCCGTCACCTCTGTGCGCTCTGCCGTGAGTTTTGCAAAAGCCGCACGCAGAGACGCGTCGAGGATGCCGAGCTGTTCGCGCGGGGATTCCATGATTTCCGAGTGGCTGCGCCTCGTGATCTTGACACCTTCCCTCTTCGGCACATCCATCCCGCGATAGGATGACTCAATCACCCGCGCCGACTCCAAGATGGTCAGGACGTAGCTGATGTAGTCCCAGTACGTTTCATGTACGCCGACCTGCTCACGCTTCGTGCCGAGCAGGTCAGCCCATCTCCGCGTATCGACGAGCTGCACCGCATCACGCGCAACCTTGCCCGTCGCTGAGGTCATACCGTCACGCAGAGAGAACGTCTCTGCATCGTCGCGCGTATAGACAAGCGGCGCCATGTCATCCCACGCGTGGGCGGACTGTGTTGCATCCCATGCGAAATTGGCACTGTCCCACGTGTAGTACGTGCCCTTAGCGACCGTCGTTGCCATCTCGCATCACCTCTTAAGAGAGCGTGAACTGGAAGTGCGATTCGTAGGTATCATCTGCGCCCTTGTTGATGACGTCGAACGTCACGCGGTCAAGGAAGGTTCCGCCCGTAGCCGCATTGCAGATGCCCGCCTCCGTGATAGCACCCGTAGCTTCACCTGCATTGAACTTCGTAGTGAACGTGAAGACCTTCGTGCCGGCCGTGTGTGCATACGTTGCGCCCTTGCGTGCAAGCTCCGTCGTGAGTGCCGTCTGTGTTGCCGCCGTCGCCGTCGTACCAGTGCCGACAGCCGTATAAGCCATACAGGCCGGACGGCCCGAGCCTTTGCCGATTGCATCCGCGATGAAGTCGAAGCCGACATTGAGGATGAGGTTGTCCTTGCGATGTACTTCAACCGTGCCGTCTGGATGGCGCAGGATGCCGATATGTGTACCTTTGAGTTTGAGTTTCTGTTCCATGTCCTTCTCCTTATAACTTTGGATAGAGATAAATCGTTGAGAATGTGCCGACAGGCTTTGCTGTTGCGTTCCCACTCACCGTCATATCGTAGTTGAGCGAATAAGCGTAGAGCGTGCGCACCGTCTCGCTCTGGCTGAGTGCCAGCGTATACCAGTCTCGCCCGAACGGCGGTGCAATCTCCTTTGTTGTGACCGTGACGCCGTCACTGCCGCGCACGTAGAAGCACGAAGCCTTCACGTCATAGCCGAGCACGAGGAAACCGTCATCGCCTGCCACCGTCGCGATCAAAACATCGCCAAGGCCGTTCTTCACCGTCGCATTGAACGACAGTGTGAACGTCTTCGGCACGTCGATCGCGTAGGAAAGCCGTGTCGTGTCGCCTACCATTGCCCCCGTGTGCCACCTGCCTTGCGCGTAGGATATGCCGTGCGAATCGGCAGGGTCTGTTCCCTTCGTGCTCGTCAGGCCGCCGTCCATCTGCATGATATCCAGCGTCGCGTCGTCCGTGATGCCGACATACCGCGCAATTTCCTGACGCACCTGCACGCCGTTCAGGTCGCCGACCGTGCCGTTCCAGACGGTACGCGCCGCCTCCTCGCTGTCCCACAGCCACGCCATGTCGTCGAAACAGAGTGTGTCGTTCGTCTGCCCGATGCAGGCGAAGTCCAGCCAGTTCCGTGCGCGGTATCTCTGCGGGAGCTGTACATCGATGACGTACTCGCCGTGATTCACGCCGCGGTCCAGCTTGAGCTGCTCGCCCACTGCGTCGTAGTACATGCCGACCTTCATGCCGCCATACGCGACAGCCTTCTGGTCAAGCTCGATGATGACATTCTTGTGCTCGTCCTTCTGGTTTGTCAGATAGACGTATGTGGCATTCTTCGAGTAGTTGTTGTGCTCGTCTACCGCCTTGATGAGCATGTAGTATTCGCCAACGTTCGGGTAGATATAGCGGTGCTTGTTATCTTTCGTGTTGAAGATCGTCAGCGCCCTGTCCCAATCGGGTATACTGCCCACCTTCACAATGTAATGCACGCCGTGAATCGGAATAGCATCCCAATAGAAGTACAGCTGTGAGTCATTGCGTTCGACGATGAAGTTTGTGACGTCCGGTATCTCGCAATAGATTGTCGTGCTCTCGCCTTCACCGAACTGGTCGTAGTATGCGACGCGAACGGTCTTGATAACCTCGCCGCCCGTGTACAGGAAAAGGTTATCCGTGACGGAATACTTCTCATCATTGACGTACACATTCGCGCCGATGCAGTCCAGCGGGATAGCGAGGAATGAGACAATCGTGCCTTGCTGGTCCTTCGTAAGTGCGAGGTCCGTCGGTGCTATCGGCCTTGCCTTCGTGTAGCGGATGACCGTGCCAGCGCTTGCCTCACCATCCTTGAGCACGACATAGCAGTAGACGTGGCCGACATACGTCAGCGGCAGTTTCGTCGATGTGTTCTCGCGCGTCCGCTCCAAAAGGCCAATCTCGCTGCCGACATTCGCGTTCGTGCGTATCTCGTAATAAGCGAGGTCGTCAACCTTGCTCGTGTGGTCCCATTCCAAAAGACCGCCGAGCCTGTCAAATGTCAGATGGAAATTCTTGACGTCCGACACCTTGCTCGTACCGTCCGATTTGATTTCCTCTGCTGTGAATCCATTCGCGAGATTGACCTCGCGTGCCGTCTCTGTGAGGAACTGCCGCAGCAGTGTCATGAGATACCGGCCATCGCCCTTCACGACCGTAGGAAGGTCCGGCGCTTTCAGGATTCTTGCTTTGTCATCTGCCACGTCCTCACCCCTTTCAGCCGCCCATGCCCTGCGCTACAGCCTGACGAACCTCGTCAAGAAGCGCCTTGTCCTGCGACACATCGTATTCATTCTGGCTGAGCGCGAAAAGCGTAGCCAGCCGTACCGTGATATCGTTCAGCACCTCGTGCACGAACGGCATATCGCCAGTCGCGTTCATGATCTGCGGCTTTGTTGCGAAGTAGCGGAACCGCAGCGCGTCGATATCAGGGTTGGTGAACGTCACAGCCTGCCCTGTCACCTTGATAGGATAGTTCCCGCACGAGATGATGTAGTCGGGCGGCAGGCTCTCGCTGTCATGCAACGTGATTTCCTTCACCATCTGCGGCGACTTGCCCGTAGCGAGCTGGTGGCAGATTTCCTGCACCGACGTGTTGAGGAAGCCGATGCAATCATCCGTCGAATATTCATCTGAGATGTCATGTCCAGCTGATTTCAGCTTGGCAATCGCTTTTTCTACCTGCATCCTCTCACCTCACATCCAGAACGGCATACGTGAACGCACATTAGACAGCCTCCGCCGAGGGATGACCGAGTCAACCGCCGCCGAGACCGCCTGTGTCAGCGTGTCCGCATCACCATTGTTAAGCACGAGTCGCGCCATCTTGACGAGGATATCAAAGAACACATCTGGCAGGTCAATGCTGTCCTTCGTCACATCCGCGATCTCCGGCACGCCACCAATGTAGTTGAGCCGGAACCCCGGATGCTTGACGTACAGCCGCCCGCCGAAGAGGACGTAGTTCTTCTCTTTGAGACGCGCCAGCGACGTAGCCGGATACAGATTGTAGTAGTCGTCACTACGCTGTACCGACACAAGCGAGATATAGCCGTCTGGCAGTTCCACGCCCTTACGAGCGAAGTCCTCGCGTTCCTTCGGTTCATATCCCTCTACGTCCTTGTTCGCCTCGTTCTCCTCGTCAATGGCCTTGTTCATCTCGTGCTCGTCATAATCAACCGACTTGCGCAGGAACTCACTGTCCTTGTGCGCTAGGCTGATGTTGAGATAGCGGATGACCTCATTGATAGCCGAGACGATATCATAGTCGCTATACTTGACCTCGTCGTTGTCCTGTTCCTTCTGTCGCACAGCCCGCAGTACCTTGATAGCCTTCATTGAAACTTTGTCGCGGCGGAAACCCATGATTTTAATCATGGGAGGAGCCGCGAATCCTCCTTTCAATATAAAACAGTGGAATTTCAGCAAAAATTATGTTATAATATTTTTGATGAAGTAATATGTATTTCAGAAAGGCAGGCGAAAAAGTGTCCAACCTAACCAAAACGATAAAACTTCGTGTACACGTTACTCCTGAACAGGAAACTATGTTCCGCCAAATGACCGAGCAATATCGTCAGGCTTGTAACTTTGTGTCCCAATACATTTTCGACAATCAATTCAACATGGCTTACCAAAGCCTTAACAAGGAGCTGTATAGTGGCCTTCGTGATATGTTTGGTTTGAAATCACAGTTAGCACAGTCTTCCATCAAGACGACTATCGCCAGATACAAAGCTGTCAAGCAGCAGCTCTTTCAAAATCCTTACAGATACAAAGACGAGAATGGCAATTGGCAACGTATCACTAAAACTCTTGAATGGCTCTGGAAACCTGTATTCTTTAGCCGTCCACAGGCTGATTTGGTTCGTAACCGCGACTACAGTTTTATTAATGACGGACAGGTTCTGTCTATCAATACACTTGGAAAAAGAACCAAATGCACCTTTGAGGGTGAGTATTTCTCTGAGTATCTTGATGGTTCTTATGATCTTGGTACAGCCAAACTGGTCGAACTGAATGGACTATGGTATCTCCATATCCCTGTAACCAAATTTGTTGAAGATTTTCAGAAAGAGAACGTCCGTCATGTTGTCGGCATTGACCGCGGACTCCGTTTCCTTACCGTCAGTTACGACGAACAAGGCAAAACTGAGTTCGTCTCTGGTAAAAAGATTGCCATCAAACGCCATAAATTCCAAGAAGTACGGAAACAGCTTCAATCCAAAGGCACAAAATCAGCAAAGCGTAGGCTCAAAGCCATTTCTGGACGAGAGAACCGCTGGATGTCTGATGTGAACCATCAGATTTCTAAGACACTCGTCCAGAAATATGGCGAGGATACGCTTTTCGTGCTTGAGGATTTGACCGGCGTCAGCTTTGAGGAAAGCAATCTTTCCAGAACCGCGAAACAGAATTATGACCTGCGAAGCTGGGCTTTCTACCAGTTGGAGCAGTTCCTGATTTACAAGGCTCACGAGAACCGTTCCGAAGTCCTGAAAGTGTCTGCAAAATACACCTCCCAGCGTTGCCCGAAATGCGGGACTATCTGCAAGGCAAACCGCAACCACTATAATCACCTGTATAGTTGTCAGTGCGGATACAAATCCAACGACGATCGTATTGGAGCTATGAATATCCAGCTTCTCGGAACTATGTGGATTTCTGGGGACAACCATCCTCGCTATGAACGAGCAACAACTACCTTGGAGTAAACTCCTTGGTAAAGCGGGTGCTGTCAATCACCCGATGATGTAGGCGGATATAGGAAGGCATCTTGGATGCCGTTAGTACCTATGCTGTTCCGACTTACAAGCCCTCGACTTTAGTCGAGGGTAATTGATCATGCACCACTCCAATACTTCGCGCTCTGGACCACAGCGAACTCAGGATGCAGCCGGAAGAACTTCATGACGTACTTCTGATACTCATGCTTGTCACCGGCCGCCCGCGCCCGCTTCGCCTCGATGAGCCACGGGTCAAAGCTCCAGTACTCCGGCGGGATATATCCGAGTGGCACCATATTCTTGCCACGCACCCGCCGCTCCGACACATCTTTAGCCATCGCAACGGCTTGAGAGATGTCGATAGTGTTGCGCACGCGGACCTTCCCATCGTCCGTCTCGTATATCTCCTGTTTGGTAATCACATCGTCACCTCCAATAAAAAAGGGGACTCCCAAAGAAAGTCCCCCATACTACCTTAAACCGGCAGATTGATGATAGAGCCGGACGCTTTCGGCTGCGTGCCCTTGACGCCGAACGATGCTTCGAGTACGAACTCCTCATATGTGCCCTTCTTAGCAAGGCCAGAAACCTCATGCGGGCGGTTGAAGTATTTGATGCCCCAATAGTTCATATCGAGGAAATCGATGCGGTCGTTTCTGTACTGACGATGAACCTGTGCCGTGATCGTGCCGAAGTCAGAGATGTACGTATCCGTGATAGCCGTGACGCTCTTGTCTTTCTGGTCGCGGCGCTTCTGCGCATCGCCCGTGATGATCTTGGAGAATCTGCGCTTGTTCGCAGCACTCATGACAGCCATCGTCGGGTCACCGCCGCGCTTGTAGCACATCTCCATGACGTCGTTGATGTTGTCCTCCGTGAAGGCCGTGCCTGCGCCATCGACAACGTTGTTCTTGAGCAAGTAGAGCGTGCCCGTGCCTGCCGAGCCGAGCGCGATGACTTTGCCCGTGTCCGCAGACGTAGCCTCTGCACTGTCAGCAGCCAGTGCTTCGTCGAGCGAGTAGAACAGATCAAACACCGTATCGCTCTTCTTGCGGACGTAATACTCGCGGTTCGCGACGAGATTCTTCGGCAGAGCCGCCTTGTCCGGCGCGATGAAGTACACGAAATCGCCCGTGTTGAGCTTGTGCGCCTCGCTCGTCGTCGCCGTGTTGGCCGTAGAATCGAACGTGACGGCCATTTTCTCTTCCTGAAGGAAGAACGGGACGCCGCCCGTCTTTGCCGGAGTGTTACCGGACTCAAGGCGGGATGCCGTATTCATCGCGATAGCATACTCCATATCGCGTGCCATCTGCTTGAACGCAAGTTCTTTCTGACGCGGGAACTCGTCCTGCTGGTTATACTGCTTCGCCGTCTTGCGCTGTGCGTCCGAAACGCGGCCGGTCGTCTGGAAGAACTGCACCGTATTGTTCAGGCGGTCGAGCGAGCCAACCTTGTCCGTCTTGTAGTCTTCCATCTCAAGATGGGCGTTGACTTTAGGCGGCTTGAGCGACTCAGTGAGCCAGTTGAAGTTCAGCTGCGTCGCGTCCTCTTCGGTCGGGAACTCGCGCAGGAAGAAGTTGTGGTCTGGGTCGATGTTCGTGATGATCGGGGAGAAATCTTCCTTCTCACCTTCTGCCTCATACGTTACAGACTGCGACGTAGAGGTATTGACAATCGGATTGTTTGCCATGTGTTTTCACCTCGTATAGATTGTTGGTTGAGTATATATAATACCGTGGCCACGGATATTATCGGAGATATGTCTGAAGGAACTGCGAGCGCTGGCGCGGCGTCATGCCACGCATCTTCGACCAGTCCACTTTCTGCGGCGTCGTTGCGCCGTGCTGGCCGGGCTGTTCTACGCGCGGCGGCTTTGCCTTCTGCACCGGCTGTGGCGTCGTGCTGACGCCCGTAGCCTTCGCGTAGTACGCTTCCTTCGTCCTCTTGTAGTAGTTGTCGAGGATATCGACGTCGGCTTTCACCGGGTGGCCTGCGAGGAAACGGTCAATAGACTGCTTCACCTTCACGCCTTCCTCGAATGGCAGAGTCTTGTAGAACTCGCCCATCATGTTATCGATATCGTTATAGTGCGGGTCCTGCTTGTACTCATTCCACTTCGGCATAATGGCCTGCATGGTCTCCTGCGTCTCGCGCTGTACCGCCTGCATCTGCTGTGCCTGTGCCGCCCGCTGGCGCATAATCTCATTTGAGATAGCCTGCGTATTGAATCGTACAGCCGCCTCAAACGCCTGCGCTTTCTTTTGCAATTCCTCATCGTCCGAGAACTTCGCGTCGTTGAGCTGCGCTTTCGTCACGCCGAGGTCATTGCACGCTTTCTGCTCTGCCAGCTGCGTAATCTGCTCGTACACGGCCGCACGCGCCTTCTGCTCCTGTGCTACCTGTTCGGCAGTCGGCTGTGGTGGTGCCTGTGGTGGCTGTGCCATCTGCTGACGCTGCATCTGCATCACCTGCATCTGCTGTGCCTGTGCTGCATTGATACGCTGCTGCTGGATAGCCGCTGCATAGCCCTGCAATTCCTGTGGGACGCGCGACGGGGCAATCTGTTGTCCAGTCGCGACGAGCTGAACAAGGTCATTGGCGCTGTACTGCTGCGGTGTCTGCGGCTCCTGTGGCGTTGTCTCCTGTGGTGCCTGCTCCTGCGCGGGCGGTGTCTGTTCCGCAGACGGGAACACGACTCTTCTGCGGCCGGTCTCAGGGTCTACCTGAATCGCCGCGTCGGGCACGTGCTGTTCTTCAGCCTGTGGTTCCGCCGCCTGACTGCCTGCGTCCGGTGTGCCTGTATCTGCTGCGGGCGCTTCCGGTGCTGTGTCAGGGGCCGCGCCGCCCGTATTCATTTCATCATCCATTGTTCGTTACCTCCTTATGCAGCATCTCTGCCGCCCTTTTCCCTTTACTCACAGCTGACTTGAGCTTTCCGTAGAGGTCAGTCGCCGCGCGATAGTCCGCTTGTACGCGCAGAAGCTCGTCCGCCATCTCAGCTTTGAGCAAGTCGAGCAGGGCTTTTTCGCCAGCCGCCATGACCCACTTGTCGCCGAACTTCGTCAGCAGTTCTTCGGCCTCGCGGCCTCTTTGCGCCTCATGCGTGAGCCGCAGCTTCTTTTCCTGTGCTGTCTCATCTGCCGCCATACATCGCACCTCCTGCACCGCTCGTGTAATGCTCTACGATAGCTTTCTGCGTGTCCTCAACAGCTTTATTCGCAAAGCTCTGCGGCGTCGTCGTGATGCCGAGCTGCTGAAGCGCCTGAATCTGCGCATCAATCGGCAACTCAGAGAACCTAGCCGACAGCTTCGCAAGCTGCTTCGCCTTGATGTCCTGCTCTTTAAGCTGCAACTGCGCCTGCGTGAGCGCATCCTGTTTCTGCTCTGCCGCCTGCTGCGCCTGAGCCGCCTGTGCCTGAATCTGCTGGAACTCTGGCGACTCCGGGTCGAGCAGGAACTTCGCCGTCGAGCGGATGCCCATGCGTTCGAGCAGCTCCTTCGTGACTTTGTACCACGAGGCAGCATTGACGATGCCGACCTGCTGTAACGTCGGATAAAGCTGCTGAATCAGCACCATGAGATACTGGATCTCCGCTTCCTTCGTGCCGGCACCCTGCCCGACATTGACGACGAGGTCATAGTCGAGGTTCAGCTGGTCGCGCCGGATAGCAATATCTTGGTTGAGAAGTCGGATGACCTGCCCGTCATCGAGGAACTTCTGGCACAAGAGAATCAAGAACTTGACAATCGGAATCCACGTCGTCTCGGCGAGGAACCTTGCAATCAGCTTGATCTTCTTGTCAGCCGCGCCCATAATAGCGCTGATGCCAGTCGCCGTCATGTTAAGACTGTTGCTATCGAGGCCCTGATTGTACCTTGTCGAGCCGGACTGACTCTCCAGCTCGTTCTGTGCGTACTGGATGAGCGTCATGGCGTTAGGGTCAGTCGGCACGCTCGGAGGGAAGAGGATAGCATCTGACGGGTCGCCTTCGGTCGGTACAAATTCCTCACCGTCCATCATCGCATCCATATCGACCGCCTGCTCGTTGACGAACTTCTGTCCTCGGCAGTTCTTCGCCGTCGCGATGATGATCTGGCGCACAAGTGCTGTCTTTAAATCCTGTAGCTGCTCCCACTCCTCGGCAAATCCTGTCTCATTGAAGATAGAATACGGTTCATACTCCGGCGAGAACACGAAGAACGGCGGCATTTCAAACGTATTCGTCTGTACCTTGAGTGGCGTATCGCCGACAGCGTGCACGATGACATGCTCCATCACACCGTCATTGTTGTAATCAACCTTGAGATAGGCTTCATACAGCTCGTATTCGCGCGAAGCTGTATCGCCATCGCTAAGGAACTCATTGATGTTCGTCAGCTCTTTGTCGTGCTCGATGTCAAGAGTCGTCCAGCGGGCGGAACCATTGTCACCCTGCGAGAGCGCTTTGTCGATGTTGCTGTAGACGCCTTCGATTTCCTTGCGCTTGAGGTAGTCGCCTTTGACAATCTTGCGTTGTGCAACAAACTTTGCATCGTGCAAGTCTCTCGTCTCATGCGTGAAGCGCAGCTCAGACGGCGACATATTCTCAAGCACCGGCGTGTTGCTCTTCACGACAATCACATCGAACGACACGATGAGCAGGTCGCCCTGCGGGTCCGCCTGCTTCAAATCCGTAATCTCAATGCGTCCCTGCTGCTGTTCGATCGCGAGCATCTGCATCATCTGCGCATCCGCGAGAACCTGCATCGGCTTTCTGTCCTCATCGCGATTCCAATACACCTTCGCGCAGCCGAAGTTCGTGACGAGTCCATCCTTCGCCAGCGTAGCAATGAATGTGAAGAAGTTGTTCTTCTTCGTGACAAAGTAATTGATGACTTCCTGTAAAAGCTTTGCATTGTCGTCATCTTCTACGGACTGCCCGACGATATCGACCGGCGAGTCGTTCGCGCTGAATACCTCGATGAGGTTCGGCAAAATCCAATCAATCGTCGTCTTGATGTCCTTAGATACCCAGTTGTTCAGCTCTGAGAGCGACGGGAACTTCTTCTTGTACAGCTCCTTATCCGCTCTGTACAACTTCAAGCGCCGGATGATTTTCGGTTCGACCGTTGCCTTGTAGTAGTTGTCAGCTGCCTGCTTGCCGTTCTTGTACGCCCGCATGATCTTATCAATCTCTTCCTGCGAGAGCGTATCAAGCGAGATATCCTCAGCTTCCTCGTCCTGCGGCACGAGATAGACGATATCATGCAAGCCGTAGCCGTTATTGACCGACAGCCCGACGCCCTGCGGGGCCATCGCCGCCGCCTGCTGCATCTGCTGTTGTTGCATCTGCGCCTGCGCTGCATCAAACTGTGCAGCGTCATTTTGATTCATTGTCTCACCTCCGTGTACACGGGAAAGTACAGCCCCATGATTTTTGATACTATGTTCGGTTCATGTCCACTCACAGCGTACCTACACGCCTGAGTTTGCCATTCCTGCGAGCTCTGCGGTACTTCGCATTGTGGTTCCCATCGATGTGGACCGGAAACGCAAACGTGAGAGCCAGCGCATCTGCCATGTTCGGCGACGCCAGCCCTCGTTTCTTCATGTCATCCTTGCTCTCAAGCTGCAATTTTCCGCGCCGATTGATGTAAGCCTCCGGCCCTGTCAACTCGTCAGCAAGCCCCTCATCATCGATAGAGCCGCCCTCTTCGAGCCACTTCTTGACCTGCGCCCACATCTCCGCCCGTTTATTGGCGTACTCATCGCCGTCAGCCGCCTCAGCAAACGAGACGAGCCGCCAGCTAGAGCGCCCCATGTCGCGGCCTACGCTGTAGATGCCAGTGCCATAGCCCATATCTACGAAGACAGCCGTTGCGCCGTAGTCATCTTGATACTTTGCTATCTTGCGACCAACCGCGAGGTCATTGTCATTCTTCGGTATCAGCTCTAGCACTTTGCTGTACAGCCCCTGGCGCATGACGATAGCCAGCATATCGCCGCCTGTCCATGCCGGGTCTACGCCAATGATGACCGGCGCAAACTTGTAGAGCTTCTGCTCTAGCTCCCGCCTGAGTGCTACATCTACGAGCTGACGAGAGATAAGCTGATTGTCGCTCGCCGACGGGAAGATACCACGAACATGAACTTTGAAGAAGTCACTGTCTTCGCCATACTGCTCTTCCCACTCGCGAAGCTGCTGCTTGTTGCTGATCTTGACGTTACGAGAGTCAATCTGCCGCGTGTGCCACATTGCTTTTGCGCCGTGGAAGCACTCGTAGAACTTGCCTTGCGGGCGGGTCGGATTGCCGAACGCGCACCAGATGATTTCTGTATCCGCATCTGTCATCGCACCTTCTGCGACATTCCAGATTTCATCATAGATAGCTGACGCTTCATCGAAGAGCATCAGAATCCGCTTGCCTTGATTGTGTAGACCAGCAAAAGCTTCCGGATTATCCTTGCTCCACGGGATAGCATCGACGCGCCACGTGCGCTCGTGCCCTTCCTGCACGCAGAAAATCGACGTAGCTGTCAGCGTGAACATATCTCTCGCAATGAAGAGACGATACCACTTAGATAGCTCCGCCCATGTCTTAGCTCTCAGCTGCGCCTCGGTATTCGCAGTGACGACGCCGCGCGTATCCTCGTGCGTAGCCATCGCCCAGATGATTATCCAGCTGACGATAGCCGAGTTGTGCGTCACGATGAAATCACGCGCCTGATACAAGCCATCCTCATTATCGACCGTGATACACATGCCGTCATGCTCGCCAATAGGCTCTATTGACGCGATGTAGCGTGCGCGGTATCTGTGCTGGATATCAGACTTGTACCGCTCTTTCCTGTGCTTGATCGAGAATGGGTTGAATGGCAAAGTCATCGTAATGCGGTAACACTCGCGACAATCCACGCGTTTACCGTCCTTGTAGTACCATCCCCGCTTGTTCGTCGGCTGCATTCTTGCCTTGCCGCCGAGAGAGCGTGCCATCCACATCACGTCATCAGCCAGCCGCCCGCTCGTCGTAGAGTAGATGAGACTGCCAGCCTTGTTGACCTCGCCATCCGTATCCATCAGCCCACGCAGCACCTCGCGGCGCACTTTCGCCGTGTTGTACTTATAGGCAGTTGGGATGAATCTCTCAGACGAGCGAAGATCGAGCAGTCCATAGCTGCGAAGCCCCGCACTCATGCCGTGCACGTATACGACATCGCCGTCACACCGATTGCACGCAAGCCCGAGCACTTCCAGATTCTCCTGAATCTCAAGATACGGCTTCGTGTAACGAGACGAGCCAACGCCGCCGTCGCCAATCCATACGCCTAAGTAGTACGGCGGCACATCTACGGCCTGCGCCGGATACGCAGCAGCCCCCTGAATCGGTATCTCCCACTGCTTCGCATGAGGATTACTGCCAGCCTTGCGCGTGACACCGGCTTGCAGTATGTCAAGCGTGCTCATTACGCGCCAGTCTTTTCCCCTGCGTCGCTCGTTGCGGCCCTTGACCGCCCATAGGTGCCCGCTCGATACATCGAGATAAGCACCATCATCAAAATGTACTCTGTAGAACGGTATAGATTCATACCGCCTACATTGAATGACCTTCGTCGCTTTTCCATCACTGCCAAATACGCAATCTCCCGGGCGGATATCGCCCCACTTGCGCTGACCGTCAGGCGTGTCGATAATATCGGTAAGCCGTTGAGCCTTGCCAATGCCATTTCCTGATGCAACGGCTTCACGAATAACAGAGTCCGGCGTCCTCAGCCCGTCGCGTATGTCATTGAGTACATCTCTCTGCCAGTCGTCCGGACCACTCTTGCCAGCCAGCTCACCCTCGCCCCAGGGGAACGCAGCTAGCACGAATTTGTATGGGTCATGTGAGAATCCAGCTAAGAACGCGACTAGATCAGCAAACGTCTTACTCATCTACTCGCCCTCTCGCTTTCTCGATGATACTACCTAAGTCGACGTGGCCGGACAGCTCTACATCCCGCTTGTCGCGGAACTCTTCCGGCTTGCGATTCTTGAGCCAGAATATCTGCGCTGTAACGTCTGGCGCGACATGCTTATTCACGCGCTGTACAACGCGCATCTCCGTCTCGCCGGTCTCTTTATCGATGACGACGGGGCGCTGCACAACTTCTTCGTAGTCGTAGCCAAGCGCACGCTTAAGCATCGCATTCTCGACTTCACGGTCGACTACTTCTTTGCCCTTTTTAATCGTGTCAGATAAAACAGGAAATTTCTTCTTCCATTCCGAAAGTGTAAAGCGAGCAATACCCATATTGTGTGCTATCTGCTCTTCTGATAAGCCATCGCGCGCCCACCCCTGTATCTTGAGTAAGCCGTCTCCATTTAGCCACTCGTCATACTTGCACGGCCTACCTCTACCCGCTTTCTTTTCGCTCATCCATCTCACATCCTCCTACATCGCAATAATAGCCGCCGTCGCGATCAGCGTGCCGACCATCACCAGCGCGAGTATCGCTAGTATCTGCAAATCTTCGCTCATTCTGCCGGCTTCTCATCGTAATACATCACTCTGATGCCGTACTGCTTCGCCGGCTCGTGCTCCATCTTGCAGCCACGATACTCGTACCAGTGCCCGATAAAAAGCGCTACATCAGCCGCACTGAGCAGTTCGAAAGACTTGCCGAGGAACCACAGCGGCCTTGCATCGTGCGGCGCTTTCTCGAAGAATGAGTCAATCACCTCTACATCTTCGCCCATTTCTTTCTTCACGCGCTCGATTGCTGCACGGCGCTCTTTCTTAATCTCTTCATCTGTCTTGTCTCGCATCGGCTGCGAAATAAATACGTGTACCATAAACACCCTCCACTTTTTTGCATGAAAAAAGACTAGCCGATTGACTAGCCTTTCCCGATATGTGATTGTTGTTACCCTCTAAATAGGAGCTTTCAAATAGCTCACTCTACTAATATACCACGCATTTTCTCAGAAAAACTTGCAGAATTTGCTAAATTTCTTTACCACTCGTCGTGCCAGAACAGCTTATAACAATACGCGAGCGCCATCTCGTGCCGTCCGCATACGATGTGGCGCTTCTCAGCATCCCAGCAATACGTGATCTGCGTGCCATCACGTCTGGCACGTATCAGCTCGTCACCTTGCGGCTCTACGATTTCCCACTCGCGCGACTTGAGATACAGACACATATCGATGAGGTCTACGAGCTTTATCAGCCCGCGCCACTCCGTCTGCTCTTTCTTCTTGCGCTCCATCTTGCGTATGTCGTGTTGTGTCAGCTTCTTGCTCGTCGTAGATCACCCCGGATACACGACGAGGACCTGTGATTACGGCAGGTCCTCGCATGTGTAAGAGATAAGAAATTATAAAAGGAGGTTAACAAATGCCGCTGAGAAAGAGAATCGGCATAATGGGGGTTGGTTGTTGGAGTGCCTTGCGGGGCTCGAACCCGCCTCTTTGCGCTATGCTCGCACAACGTGCTGCCCATGCACCATCGGCACAATAAGCCGCGATTGCGGCTTATCCGTTGTTACTCGTGGAGAGTTTACTCAACGCTTTCGACTTTCGCAAGCCTATGTTTATATAATACCACGCTTTTCAGCCCCAAAACTTGCAAAGTTTCAAAATAAAAAAAGTTGGCCGCTCTCACGACCAACCTCTCTTATGCTCTCAGCTCCTCGTCGCTCACGACACGTACAAGACCGTACTGACACGCAAGCTCTGTGGCGAGGTGCAGGAACTCGGCGCGTATGCGGTATACTGTGCTCTGGTCCATCCCATACTGCTCCCCCGTCCTCACTGCTGTGTGTCCGTCGTAGTAGTACCGCATCGCCCTCGCTTCGTACGGATAGCAATTCTCATACGCGCATCCGATGACGCGCAACCATCGCTCCGGCCAGCGCAGTGTCCACCCGTTGTCAAGTGTGACAGCTTTAAGTTCCGTCGCCAGCCTTACAGCTTGTTGCGCCGTTGGGTCGTTGACGAATGCATGTCCGCCACCCCCGCCGCTATGTCCGCCCGGCTGTAATCGTGCTTCTTTCACGGCTCGCTCGATGCTGTGCTGATTGCTCAAAATCTTTCCGACAAACTTATACGCGTTCTTTCTGATCTCGTGCTTCTTCACTCACTTATTCACCATCCTCGAATAACGCTTTGTACAAGCTATCATTCTTTTCCCAATGCTCACATCTCTTGCACTCATCAAGCGGCTCGTCTGTCATCGCATCAGTATATCCGTAGCAAGTATAGATTACTTTGCCTTTTGATGAAATAGCTCTGTCCGCTGTGTTGCCTCTGCGTCTGACCTCGCCATTGCGTACCAGCTCGCAATCGCTCTTCATGCTATCACCTCACAGCAAACCTTTCACCGCCTGTATCAGCGCCCACAATATCCAAAGCACCTCAATCGCTCCGACGATTCCCAGCGTAAAGCCAAAGCCCGCAATAGCTGCATAGTGCAAGAGCGACCAGAAGCTGACCTCAATCTTTAGATTCATCACGTATCATCCTCTCTTCACATATCTTTCTTATCTCCGACTCTATATAGTCCATGCACGCCGCGCTCTCTGGCTTCAAGCCCGCTCTTCGTCTTTGGCAACGCTGGCACGGGCAATACGGGCAATAATAGCAATCTGGATCATGCGCATACTCCCACAAAAGCTGGTAAAACATGCGCTCATACAATTTCCCTTCTCGCTTTTCTTCGATATCCTTCTTGCGTGACGCAGCAGCTCTTTTCCGCATCGCTTCGATAAACGATTGCACCGTCTCGTTTGGGCTTTGAAAGGAATGATCCTCTAGTACGATATTAAGCACTCTTTCATTAAGGGCTATCTCATCTTCCTGTTCGGCAATCGTCGCGGACATCTCCAGCATCCTCTTTTTCAGCTTGTCTAGTTTTTGTTGCCGTTCAAGATCGTTCATTCTATCCCCGCTTTCTTGACTCTATCCTCTATCACTCTCTTTACAATCTCTCCACATAGGCTCTTGCCATTTTCTCCGTCCTTTGGAAATAATCTGCAAGAATCCTTGTACTTGCAATCATCGCAATCTACTGCCGTCACATACTGCTCGCACACGATATCCAGCGCCGCCTTATACCGCGCTGCATACTTTAGGGACCATCTCACCATCTCTTTGAAGAAGAAAGACGTTGCTGGAATCGCTATGGCTATACCAACTGCAATCCCGAGAACTATGCCGAAACAAAAACTTGTAATGCTCATTCTATCCCCGCTTCCTCTTCCCATTCTTCGACAAATATTTCAGCACAAGTAAGTCCTGTGTATTCATATTTGCTTTCGCAGATAGATGCTATCGGACAAGTCAAGCAGTTGACATTAGCCACCACCCCATCAGCCGCAATCATCAGCGCTTTCCGATACTTCTCATTCTGCTTGTCAATCGTGTCGCACAATTCGAGCACTTTCTTTTTTAGCTCGTCAACATTTTCATTGCATAATGCGTCTTGCTTCATCTTTCCACCCCTCCATGACGGTCTCTATGCACGCATCTACATCATCTTGATTGTGCACTTTGCACGTATACCCAAAACAACACGTGCGGCAATCATCAAACTTACCGAGATAACACGTTGCCGCAGAATACAGTGCTTCTTCCAGCGTAGCAATCAGATAATCTTGCTTATCTACCACGCTCTGCAAGAACCTATTCTTTTCGCATTCTTTTTCTTTCTCATGCCCACCATCGAAGCAGAAAGTAAAGAACACAGAAGATGCTACGAGAAAACCAACCATCGTACCAACTGCGAAGTATAAAAAGCTCATGCTCTCACCCCATTCATCTCCGCGTGCAATCTTGCCAGCAGCTTCTCAGCTTGCAGCTGCCCATAGCTCTTGTGCTGTGCACGCGCTCTTGCGTTGATCTCCTCGATGTGCGACTCGTACCTGCGCTTCTGTGGCGGCAAGTCTAACATCGTACCTCTGTACCCGCCGCCATTGCTGCTACACTTCTTCGAGCAATATCTCTGGTCCGAGCGATTCGCAACAAACACTTTCCCGCACGATGCGCATTTGCGTTCGCGCTCGCTTTCCGGCAAGTTCGGAAAAGCCATCTTCTTGTCCTTTAGCTTCTGCGCTTTTTGACGACACGAAACAGAGCAATATTTCTTGTTTGGAGGTAGCTTCGCTCGAAACGCCTTGCCGCATATAACGCATTTCTTGACATATATCTCTTCGCCGATACAGACAAGAACCGAAGAACCTGCGCTAGCTCGCTTCTTAGCCGCTGGCGTCAGCATCCATTCTAGCGACGCCAGTTTCTTGCCGGTCTTTCCCGCAAGCTCTTCCAGAGTACCATCCGTAACGTACTCATCACCTTTATAGAGTGCATAGATTTTTGACATATATTCTCACTCCGCATCAATTTCTTCTTGCACTTCTCTCAGCGCGATCAGCTTATCAAGATACCAGCGTGCTTTTTTCAGCGACTCCGCACCGCCTTTCCCCTTGTATCTGGCAATATACTTGATGATATTGCCCTTGTAATACCCTTCAATTTCTGCATCATCGAGCATATCGTCGATAACATCGATTGCTTGACCACCGCCAGGCAAATCATAATGACGCGGATGGTTTACTTTGTCCTCTTTTACGGTTTCTGACTTTTCCCTGTCTTTACTGCTCATTCTCAGATACCTGCTTTCTTGATACGCTCGCACCAGCGCGGCATTTTGTATTTGCGCCATTTCTCAAATTCGCCGTCGGGAATCGTACCGGTCAATTCAAGTGTATCGATGCACATCTTCACGTCCTCGATTTCCTTAATGAGATTGTCAAGCGCGTCTTTCTCAGTCTTGCTCGTAGGGCTTGCATCCGGCGTTATGATACGACGATACTTCAGCGCCGCCTGTGCCAGCTCTGCTGCTTCTTCTGCAAGCTGTGCCAGTCGCTCGCCGATCGGCAGCTTGCAGGCCACGTAATCAATCATCTGTTCGTCAGTCATTTTCATTTTCTTCACAGCTCCAATTCTTCAAGGGCTCATACGACACATAATAGAGTTCGTCCCCGACTCTTAATGCAATCTTTCCGTACTTCTCGCCTCGGAGCAAAGTCACGTTTTCCCCGTCAATCTTTTTGTCTCGAAAATACTCATCAAGATACTCCGGCAAAAGGCACTCTTCATTTTTCATTGGATCCGACTTTTCACTGTCTTTGAATACTGGGAATGCCAGTGCGGACGCTGGCAGCTTGGCGAACCGCCTTCCACCGTCGCGCGACGCATTACTCTCGTTTACTTCCTTCATGTACTCCTGCCGCATCTTCTCATCGCATCCGAGATAATTCATCAAGCTCGTCGTCGCGATAATCAAATCTGTACACTCTCTCAGAAAGTGCTGACTGACGCCTCCGTTTCTCTCGATCTCTTTGTATGCGTCGATGACTTCCAGATGCTCCTCCGCGATCTTCGCAAAGTAGTCAGCCGCCATCCAGTGCTTGTACAGCTCCCCATCGCACGGATGAGGCAGCACTACCGACGTGCGGCCAGCCCTGTATCCATCCTCGAAGATTCTCTCATACCCGCTCATCGCTTTATTCTTGTCCATCTTCTACCTCCACATCCAGCCGCACATACACGCGCGGCTCCTCTGCGTACCACTTGCCTACCAGACCATACTCAACGACCTGCGAGTCATCTTTGTACCATACGCCGTTCAGCGCATCCTTGATGCCCTTTATTACGTTGTCTAAATCCGGCTTTGTCGTCGGTCGTATCTTATCCGCGATTGCGTCCGCTCTCTTGCGCTTGCTCCACGATTTAGGCACGGCGCGATAGATTACACACGTCAACCGCACGGAGCATGTCAGCGGTCGTCCTAGCGCGTCTGGCGGCATATTCCTGCGTGCTAATCTCCGCACATACTCTTTGTACTTCCTGCTTTTCGGCGGGTCATACGTCCGGCCATGCCCGAAGCGAGGCCGCCCTTGCGGCACGGCTTCGCCCGGGATGACAAGATCATACGCCATCCTCCACTTCTTCTCATTCTCTGCAACCATCTTATCGGCGGCGGCTACCAAATCTTCATAGTGCAGATTCTCCGAGTCGAGATAATCCCGCAGCTCTTTGATTGTTAGGCCAAGCTCTGGCCGCTTCATGTCGAGCTGCAACTGGAAAATCTCAACGAAGAAATCCTGCATCCTCTTCGGCCCGAACCGCGTCTTGTCCCATGTGTGCAAGATGTACATAGTCATCAAGAGGTACTGCTCGATGATTCGCGGCAGAATCTCTTTGTTCACCTGCCGCTCGTACTTCTTGCGCAGGTCCTCACTGATGAGATTCTTCATCGTCGGGACGAGGCGTTCGGCTTGCATCGCCTCGCGCTGGATGTCGATTGCTGTCTCCAATGCGTCGTTGCTGATCTTCGCGCCAGCGCCGAGGCTCTTGCGCATCTTGCGACGCGCCTGTCTGTTGTATCTGCCCATGCTCTCCACTCCTAAAAGTCAAAAGGTCAAAAAGGAATATCCTCATCAGTCAGCGGCTTGTAACCGTTGCCGCTGCGGTCCGCACCCTCGTTCTTACTGCTGAGAAGCTCCAGTTCGCTGACGATGACTTCCGTTACATAGCGCTTCGAGCCGTCCTTTGCGTCGTAGCTGCGGACCTGGATGCGGCCTTCTACAGCAATCTGCTTGCCCTTGTAACAGTAATTCTTGACGACGCCTTCTGCCATCTTGCCCCACACGATGCACGGGATGAAGTCTGCTTCTTTCGGTTTATCCTTCTGGACGCGGCGATCAACTGCCAGCGTAAAAGTACCTACCGGCGTCCCGGACTGCGTATAGCGCACCTCTGGGTCTTTCGTCAGTCGGCCGATTAATACTACATGGTTCATGATTTTTTCTCCTTCCATTCGTCACAAACAAATCTATCTCTGGCGAAGCCGTAGCCTCGCGCACATTCTTTTCCATCACGGCACGTCTCACAGCTCCTGAGAAGCCCTTGAAGGTATCTACGGCACGTCCGGCATAGAAGTATATGCCTGCCGTCTAGAAGCTGCTCCTGCGTCACATCGCGCGACGTGCTGCACACTTTGCAATAGCTCATCTGCTTACCCCTTACAACAAATCCCTGAGCTTCAGCAGCTCGCGCCGCAAGTCAACAATTTTTCTCGCCGTGCTCGTCTCCGAGACGATGCGTTTGTTCGCGCTCCAGCTGCTATCGCCGATCATGCCGAGGCTTCTCATCATCTCTACGTCACGCCTAATCGCGCAAGCCATCAGCTCGCACAGTTGCGCAGCTTTCACTGCGTTTTCTGCTCGCTCTTTATCCATTCCCTCACCCTCTTTCTGGGCTTACCACAACCATCAAGCCGCCGGTCTCATCTTTCACGAGATTGACGTCAGCTGGCTCCATCGGATAATACACGTCGTCAAAATACACTTCCGTGTCATCCGTGACGCCTTCATATTCCAGCATCTCTTTCAGCTCTTTGACTTTCACTTCCTCACCCCATCTCCATTGCTATGTCGTGCGCCGCCATGATTGCGTCGATGATATCCCAAACCGCATCGCAGAAAAAATCCCTGTCTACAATCTCGTACATCTCGCAATCAAGTGGCGGCTCATCACTCTCATCTTTCAGCAGATACTTCAAGCCATGCTCATCGCATATCTCGTAGACGTCAGCAGGCGTCAAAGGCTCATGCGCTGCAATGAGTCCGCAATCCGATACACGAATCTTACCGTCCGGCATGATGCGTGCTTCGATCATTGCCGGAGCGAAGTCGCTAAAGCGATACGGAAGGGTCATCTTTACAGAATCTCGACCTATCCAGACTGGCATTACTATCTCACGGAATATTTCGCAGAGATACTCCAACTTCTTATAGTCGCTCATACTTTCACCCCTTCATTCTGTGTCGTGCCACATACAAGTAACTGTCTCGAATCAGTTGAATGATTTTCCAAACGAACTTGTCTAATTCGCTGAGTTTTACGACGTCGTATATGCCGCACTCGAACGGGGGTGTGTTGTCATAAATATTCCCGTGGCTGAGATCATGTGCCTCGCACAACTCATCCAGTTCTGCTTCCGTCAGCATTTGATGAAACGATGTCTCGCCCATATCATCAATGTGAATGAAGCCGCTGCCGTCGTAATACGGATTGATTACAAGAACAGGAAAATCATTGTCGTCGTACGGTATCGGCAGTTGCATCAAGATTTGCTTTCCCTCTTTGTATGTGCGGAAGTACTCATCGCTTATATCCCTGCACGCTGCCATGATCACCTCGTCGGTTTCTTTCTTAGTCATCGTCATGCCCCCTTCTCCATTGTCAGCCTGTCAATCTCAGCGAAGATACCGGCCAGTTCGTGCAAGTCCTTGTACTTCTCCTTGACTTTCTCAAGCTCCGCCAGCGCTCTTGCTACGACCGTCTCGCGAGTCTCCTCGTCATCCATCGCGCTCTTGATACTCACGAAGATCCCCTTGCGCTGTCCGACCGGCGCGACGTTCACAAACGCCCGTGTCGGTTCCATACGCGGCGCCTCTTCGATTTTGACTGTCACGTTGCGGATGAGACTGCCGGCCTGCACAATGCGGTAATTCTCTGCGGCCTTCTTGTCATCCCACTCAAAGACGGGATGCAGCGGCGCGTCCTCTTTGCGCGATTCATCAACGACCAGCTCCGGCGTCAATGAACCGTTCTCTTTCTCGATTCGTGCAAGCTCCTCGCCTGCTGTCTGTGCGCTTACTCTTGCGTAAGGCACTTTGTACTGATACACCATTTTGGTTTCCTCCTTTCGGCGTCTCCACGCCTGCCATACCTTGCCGCGCCTCGCCTCGCCACGCCTTACCTGGCCTTGCCGCGCCTGCCTCACCCTGCCCCGCCTAAACTCGCCTTGCCGCAACTAACCATGCCGTGCCTGCCATACCATGCCAATCCAAACCCCAACCGACCATGCCATTCCTAGACCAGCCCCGCCTGCCTAGCCTTGCCTTACCTCGCCTCGCCTAGCCTATCCGCAACCCGCCTTGCCACGCCTGCCATGCCGTACCTAGCCTCACCCAGCCGTACCTTGCCCAGACTTGCCTCGCCACGCCGTGCCTGCCGCGCCTAACCGTGCCACGCCTCGTCAAGCCTCGCCCGACCTTGCCAGCCATGCCCCGACATGCCCCGGCATACCCGGCCAAAACATGCCTCGCCTGCCAAGTCTTACTCGACGTGGAACATGCCGAAGTTGCCGTCCTTTGCCGGGCGCCACTCACCAACGCCGCACGCGAAGCCACCCGCCGTGAACGCATTGACGACCTGCTCCAAGCTGACGGCGCTCGCATTGTAGCGAATCGTCAGGTCCGTCTCCCACTCCTTAAACTCGCCGCGATAGCGCAGATCAGCCTTCCCAAGGGCAAGGCGGACCATGTCCTCACGCATCACAGGGACAGAGCCGCGAATCTCCGCCATCTCGCCGATGACTAAGATAGCGCCGCGCAACGTCGTCTTCTTCTCGATAAGTCCCTGCTGATACGCCGCGTCGATTGCCGCCGCTTTGAACGCCAGTGCGGGGAAGCCGAACTTTGCTTCTTTCGCGACCTCGTTGAAATTCTCCGGCGTGACATCTGCCGGCCGCTCACTCAGCCAGTACAGCGAATCAAGGAACTCAGCGAACGGATCACGCACTTCTTTGCCTTTCGTGGCTTTCTTCATCTGCTTTTCAAGCATCATGCGCTTTGCTTTCTCGCTCCACGCGTGGACAATCAGCGGCGAATCGCCGACAACATGCAGCGTAGCCATGCGGAAGTCCATTGCCGGAATCTCAATCTTGCTTTCAGTCTTTTTCGTAGCCATTTTCTTTCTCCTTTTCTGCGGCCATCTGCCGCAACCAACCCTTTTCTCTTACTCAGCCGCCCGCAGCTTCTTCGGCTCCATCGCCTTGCCAGCCGCCAGCCGCTTAACTAATTCCATCGCCCTGTTACTCGGCAGGGCTTTGAGTGTAGCGCGTACCTCCTCGCGCTCGCGTTCTCTATCTGCCGCCTCGTTGTAGATACGCATAAACTGCGCACGTGCCGTGTTGACAGCATCTGTCTCGATCTCGCACAGCTCCATCTTGCCGAACTGCTTGATTGCTCTTTCGACCGCCGGAGACGAGTACGTCCACGGACGGTATGGCCCTACGTGCCGCACGAGCTCCATAGCTTCGTGCCATGCCGCACCTGCACCGCCCTTGTCCTCGCCGCTGATGACCTCGCGCGTCGTCTTGACCGCATCGAGGATTTCCGCGACGGTCGGAAAGAACTTGCTCGTCCGCATCAGCCGTACCATAGCCGCGTCAAGCTCGTCGAGCGGAATATCTTGCAATGCCCTCGCGTAGAGCATCAGCCCTGACGCTTCCAGCTTGCACGACGGGTATACGGTAAGATACGGCGTGAGCAGCTTAACGATCTTTGAGTGTGTCAGGCCATTCAAATCCCTCATCGTCCTCGCCTCCTGATTCATACTGCTTAATCATCTCCAAGGCTTTCTCAGCCTCTCGATACTGTCGCGGCTTATCGTTGTCGCGTTTACCATTCCAGTTCTCTGTTTTGAGAGGGTACACGCCCTGCCAGCCGTTTTCGATGGACTGGTCGAGGATGGCAATCTGCATCTCCTCATTCCCCGGCGCCAGCTTCTCCAGCTTGCCCAGCGTCAGCTTCTTCGCCCGGTCGGTGAGAGGCTTGCGCAGCTTCTTACGCATCTCCTCGAAGCCGTGCAGAGCATCGTCAAGAGCAGGCGAGCCGGTGCAGAATGGGTCGGCAGTAGTATTACTTTGTTGTGTTCCTTTTCTGGTATTATTTTGTATAATAGTAGATTGTTCCATTTTGGAACTATCGCTAGTGCCAAGATGGCCCTTTCTTGATTGTTCCATTTTGGAACTATCGATTTTACTATTTTTGCTATTGTCCAGACTAGCGCAGGCCGCGCCCTTGTCTGTTAACGTATACCACTTTGTGTGGTTATACTTGTCTTGACTCAGCTCGTCACTGATTAAGTAGCCCGTTTCTACAAGCTTGCTGATGGCCCGCTTTATAGTGTGCTCACTTAAAAAGTTCAAGAACTGATGCATGTTCGCTACCGTGTCATACATCCAGTAGCGTCCGTTTATGAAGTTCTGCTCATGAATCGCGTTGTACTTGATCCAGTACGCGATGTGTTGAAAAACAATGGCAGAACTTACTCCGACATCCTTTGCAATGATGCCGTCGAAGGTATAGATCATAAAAATCACCTCCTAAACTTCAGCCGCCTGCAAAGGGCTTCGTCCAATTTGACTTTTTCAAGATGATATTTCGCGATGAACTCGCTCTCCGGCATGGCGTGCAGCTCCGTGTGATGCACCCGGCAGAGCGGCAGGACCTCACGCCCCAGCTGGTGAACCTTCGTGCGATCCACGCCCGCGCCGATGCGCGAGCCTTCGCAATGGTGTATGTCAGCAGGCTTGCCGCACACTGCGCACTTGCGGTGCGCTGTGCATGCGTACATATACTTGCTGACATCCTCGCACTGCTCAATCAACGGCACTTTCGTCGGGATATCATTCGCGATGACGAACGATATCAAGTAATCGATGAACGCCCTCGCTGTTGTGACTGAACAATCTGAGAGGGAAAAGAGCCTGCGTTCCATCGACTCCATACGCTTGAGCATGAAGTCCATCTTCATTGTCGCTTTCATCTCTTCCAGCGCGTCGCCATCGCGGCAGCCGTTGACGTAATCGGATATCTCGCCGAGGATGGCGTACACCTTCCTGCGTTGCTCTGGCGAGATTCGCCGCCCGTCTGGCAAGATGATCTCAACACGCTTATATTGGCGCAGCAGAGCGCGGTCGAGGTCGGGCAGGCCAGCCGTGATGACTGCCGTCCCGTCCTCTCTCACGTCCTGTATCTCGCCGAGAATATGCTCTTGTATCATTTGCCGCCGCCCATTTGTTCAGCAATCCACGCTTCGAGATTCGCAGCCAGCTGACTCAGCTGGCCAGTCGAAAGGTCGCGGCTGTTCGTCTTGCCGAACTTCACGCCGCAGAGCGCAGAGACTTCCTCGCCCGACGCGCCGACGCGCTGCATCTCTTTCGAGAGTGCGTGCATAGCTTTGCTTCTAAGGTCATCATTTGCCGAACCCTTAGAAGGATATGCATTTCTCGACGGACGCGCTCCTGCGGCGCTCTGAGAAGTCTGACGGGCATATTCGTCTGTGTCTGCATCGCGGTTGTCGTCGATTGCAAAAAGCCCGTTGAGCGCGTACTTGCGAGCATAGCTTGACGCCGTGCCCGTTACCTGACTCTCGTCCATCCCCTTCTTCTGTGCCGCCTCGCGTGCCAGCGCAGACGTCTGGACAGATTCGCCGGTTACGACATCGACAACCTTGACAGTGGCCTTAATGTAGTAGCGATCGCCGACGAGCACAACCTCGTCGGACATGTTCAGAAACAGTCCGTTCTCTTTCAGAAGCGGCTTGACGGCCTCGATGATGTCCTCTGCGCTGCGATAGTCGTACTTGCCGAAGCTGTTGTGCTGGTTCTTCGGTGCTTTCAATTCCGCCTGCACCGCCATCAGCGCGGCAAAAATTGGTTTTCCTTCTGCCATGCTGCTCACTCCTTACTTGATCTGGATGTTCTGCTTTTCGACAATGGTCACGCCGTCGATGACAGCGCCGCCCTTGACGGCTTTCTTCAAGCCGACCTTATCGACCTTCGGCGGCTGTGGTGCAAGGAACTCGTCCGGCACAGCATTGAGGTCAGCAATCTCTACGACTTCTGACTTGCGGTAAGAGATTGTGAACTCCGGCTCTTTCATCTTCTCGCCGCCAAGCTCTGCGGTGAGCTTCGCCTTAGCCCACTCGACAATCTTCTTTGCAGCTTTTTTGCGAGCTGCAAATTTCTTTTCCTGCTCCTCGCAATTCTTCGCTTCTGCCGTGCAATTAATAGCCAAGAGCGCAGTGTTGCGGAGCTTCTCGTGCTTCTCCATGTTGAGCGAGTCGTACCTTTTCTGGTCGATGACCTCGCCCGTCTCCATATCGATGCATTCGAGGATTTCCTGTTTGATATCGTAAAGTGATCTCATGATATTTTCTCCTTCTCAATAGAACAGAAATTCGTAGTTGTTGCGCCGCACATTGGACTTTACCGCCCGGCGTATGTTATCATTAGAAATGGAGATGGTTACGCGCTTCGGAGCTTCTTGCTTGGTCGGCTGACGCCTCGTGCCGCGCATCCATTTCCCTTCTTCTGCCGTACTCATGTCGTTGCAAACGCAATCCTCATGAGTACAGTAGAAGCAATCTAGCGGGGATTTAGCCCCGCAGGACAACACCCTCATACAATCATCTCCTTACGCCGTCCGGTTTTCCCGGGCGGCTTTTTCGTGTCTCTCGCGCTCTTCTGTCAGCGTCTCGAATCCGGTGCCGTGAATGGCTTCGATATATGCCGTGTCCTGCGTATCACGCTCGCGCACAGCCTTGTCATAGGCCGCTTTAATATCCGGTGGAAGATCACGCTCGTCGAGCACATCGAAGATATCGAGAATGTCCATCGAGCGGAACGGGTTGTACTTGAGCACAACCTCGCGTGCGAACGCGCATCCGCTCGCGTCGATGAAGTACGGGACTTCATCGAACACGCCGATGCACTTCGCACCCTTGTAAGCTTCAAGATTCTTGATGTCTCTTGCATCCATGCCTTTCACTCCCTTCATGGCTCGATGACCCCGAGCATAAGCCCGAAGAACTGAGCGAGAAGAACTGCTGTTCCGATGCCCATAAACGCCATCAAGATGGCCTCGCCGAACTTCTCGAACTTCTCTTTTACTTTTCTCGCCCACGGCTTGAGCTGGCGGCGGCGAACCTTACGCGACTCCATTTGTATTCCTCCCTTTGTGTGTCTCCAAGCTGTCAATGTACGACAGCACATCTTTTCTCCTATACATCCTCGTCCGTCCGTATAGCACGAAGGGAATCTCCCCCGCGTCTACGAGACGAAGAACGGACGGCGGCGACAGCGACAACATCGTCGCCACGTCCTTGAGCTTCAGTAACTCCGGCTGGATGGCCGCCTGTGCGACGGCCTCAGCGAGAAGCTCCCTCAATCTCTCTTCTGTCACCTCGATCACCTCTCTTCTTTCGCCATGCTATAATCATCCTAGAAGGTTGATTAGCATGGGCAAATCGACGTCATCGAAATAGGGAAACGATTAGCGCAATGGTTGCTAGGATTACCGCAATGACAGATGTCTCATACGCGAAGTTGTAGGCAAGGTCCGTCTCCAGATCATCCAGCCACCAGAGAAACCGACGCCATCTGCGACGCCATCTATCAAGAAGCCTCATATCTCAAAATCTCCTTTCGCCGCCTTCTGGCGGCTTTTTATTGCCCTTGTTGTCGCCGTCAATGATTGAACATCCGTGCTGCTACTACAAACCCGAGAGAGAAGCAAGAAACTGCGAACGCCAGCAGGCTATATGTCAGCGGACTGGTGAGAAGTTCCCTTGCTTCTCTTTTTGCTTCTTCTAACTTCATGTCGCTCACCTCTCTTTTTTCGTTTTGCCCTGCACACGCCACAGTACGCATGGCCTTGTGCGGGCTGACCGCACCGCATGCAGATGCCTAGTGCGCGGCAGATGCGGTACATGGCCCGTTTGTACGATGGGCTGCTCATCTCAGTTCAGAAGCGGCTTCTCGTCACGATTCTGCTCGATAACGGGGAGAACGCCGTGTTTCTTAAGAAACTCGTACAGGAAGAGCCTGCCTTTCTGCGTCCATTTTGTGTTCATCTTTACGTCGCCAGTTCCATCACTGTGTTTGATGGGGACTGTCTCGCTGTGCGTGTAGCCTTTGGCTTGCCAGCGGCTATAGAGGAGCCACTGTTCGCCTAGCTTATAGATGACACCAAGCTCGTGAAGCTGCTTATTCATGGCCTGCCCACTCATACCGTAGTCTTTTGCAATCTGTGTGATTGCAACGAGTTCCTTGCTCTGGAGAATCCTGTCTGTGTAGTCGGCCTTCGGCTTGAGTTCGCCGATGAGCTGCGTCTGCTTGGCGATGGTCGTGTCCTTCTCGGCAAGTACCGCCTGCGCCTCGATGAGCGCTTTGGCCATCAGCTCACGGCCAGTGAGTTCCTTCGATGGGCGCGGGGTGAAGTAGTTCTCTTCGAGGTTGTCGTACATCTCCCACGCCTTCTCCGTGCCGAGCATCTTGCAGTGACGGCTTGCGCCACGGCGAGTCCAGAGGTAGAGGCAGCGAGTCATGGGAGAAATTTGCAGGTCGATATTTTCGACTCGCAAATCGCTAAGTGCCTCTCCCTCTAACTTGAAGAAGTGCTTGCCTTCCTTGAAGTGTTCTTTGTTGTTATTGAAGTTCTGTTTGATCTGCTTCGGCTCGCACTCGTAAGCCGCAGCCAGCTGCTCCGTCGTGAGCACGCGGACACCGTTGTAGTCTACTGGATACATGTCTTTCTCCTTTCTTAACTATCAGATATCTTATATATCTATATATTATCTATTAGCTAATTTTGGAGGTAAAAAAATATCGTCAATCGTTACCCCGTAGATAGTGCAGAGCTTTTCGAGGCTGAACGAGTCGATAGGATTCTTCCCATTCTCCCAGTTCGAGATTGTCATCTTATTTTTACCAGCCTTAGCAGCAGCCTGTGTCTGCGTCAATCCTGCGTTGACACGAGCCGCTTTGAGACTTATCTTCATTTCTTTTTCTCCTTGCCTGTATTTGCAAAGGTACGCGTCCACATGGGGGTTAATGCGTAGCTTGAGGGAGTTACCTTCCGTTCGCGTTCTTCTATCTGTTTCCCTTGCCGCAGCAAGTTCTTTATGTTTGGCACACCACCGTGCCAGCCGCTTTGTTATCCATTAGCTAATACATACTATACATTATCTAGCAGCTAATGTCAATAGTTTGGCTAACTTTTTTTGGAAAAATTATTGTTTAGCTAATAAAAAAGCGATATACTACATATATAGGAGGCGATGAAAATGGAGGCAAAAGAAGTATTCGCTAGAAATTTATCAAACTTGTTGCAATCTACTGACAGGACGCAGGCTGAGTTAGCAGCATACGTGAATGTGGCCCCGCCTACTATCACAGACTGGAAGAAGGGGCGCAAGATGCCGCGCATGGACAGGATAGAGAAGATAGCAAAGTTCTTCCATGTGTCAACTGACCTGCTGCTTGGCAACACGGACGCACAGAAGAACGACGACCTGCCAGACCTCAATGCCAGAGACGAGCGGCAGATCGAGCGTGATCTAGAGGATATGATGCACTCCGTCAGTACAGCCGCCTACGAGGGAGACACGGACGCGCAAGAAGATGTAGAAGCGTTCAAGGCAACACTGAGAGCCGCGATGATACAAGCGAAGCGGATAGCAAAGAAGAAGTACACGCCGCGCAAGTATCAACAATAGAGGTCGTGATGCTATGGATGTAAAGAGGAAAGCTGAGTCAGTCATCAGGAAGTGCGGTACGACGAATCCATTTGAGATAGCGCGCCGCCTGCACATGCATATACAGTATGGGCCGCTTGGCGGCGTCAAGTATGCGAACTACCTGCGGTACAAGCGCACGCAGATCATCATCATCGACAGCGACGTAACACCGCCGCGTATGATGCCCTTTGTCCTCGCCCATGAAATAGGACACGCACTGTGCACGCCAGACGCAAATACCGCATGGCTGGCAAGCTACACGCTCGGCAACGACAAGAAGGCCGAGAGGATCGCGAATCAATTTGCCGTAGAACTGCTACTGAATGATGCGTACCTGCGCGAGCACGCCGAGTTTGGCTTGTACGAGCTGGCAAGGATGCGCGGTGTACCGGATGAGCATGTGCAGTTAAAGTCGCAATAATCTAAAATGTAAGAATATAGTTTAGTGGTCGAGGTGTGAGTGACATGTATAAACAAATTGTGACAAGCATCCTGCTTTGCTGCACCATTGTGTTGGCCACACCTACCACCTTGGCCGACGATGCAAATCTAAACGCTGATACTACTGAAACAGTCCAGGGCAATATCTCCGAAGAAAATACTTCTCTTCCCGGTGAAAATAACCATTCATCAGATAATACCTTCATCCCCGGTCATGGAAATGTGAGTGTGGGCAATACATACATAGGCGGCGACAACAACACCTCACAAGGGAACACATACATTCAGGGAGATAATAATGTAAGCATTGGCAATACTCACGTAGCTGGCTCAAACAATACGGCAGAAGGAAACACTTATGTTGGTGGCAGCAATAATACTCATGTTGGCGAGACTACTTTTGGAGCAGATAATAAATACTCTTCCGATGGAACGTATTATGGGACATCAAATTATGATTCATCAAGTTCTCCCATACTCGATATGATTGCTGAAATCATCGACATGATCCTCAGAAGTATTAGCGCGATCATCATTATACTGATATGCCTACCGTTTCTATACGGGATTGCTTCATTTGTGGTTGATGTTATAAAAGAGCTAGTTCAACACATTACCAATAAAGAAGATAGTGATAGCATTTCCCCTAAAGATGATCTGGACATAAAAGAAGATACACCTACTGCGCCTGTGCCGACCATACCTGCACCACCGAAACCACCACTAGAGTCAGCCCCTCCTCCACCTTCTCAAGAAATCCGCAACGGCCTGTTTGTTTCAGTAGTGTTCAAGAAGGGTGGAAAGCCATATGACTATTTTCTTGGAAACCATATTGGCATAAACGTCGGAGATGAAGTAGAAGTATATGTGCACGATAAATGGGCGCATCGCATAAAAAGAAAAACAGCTCGTGTTGTATATATAAGTCAGCCGGGAGAAGCCTCATTATATGCACGATCTGTTATTATAGGGAAATTGTAGTCGTAGGAGGTGTTTTATATGGCAGACAGCACCAAGAGCGTAGGCAAGCTCATATATGACAGAAGAACCGAACTAGGGATTACACAGAAAGAAGTAGCCGATTTTGTAGGAGTGTCAGAAGCTACGGTATCAAGGTGGGAGTCTGGACACATAGACAACATGAGGCGCGATAGGATTGCAGCTCTATCGAAAATACTGCGCATGTCACCGCTGGCTATCATGGGGATTGATGATACTGATCTATCTACTCGCCTGCCCAACATGATCTCCATCGACGCACGCACCTTTCGCGTGCCTATCGTCGGGCGCGTTGCGGCTGGCAGGCCGATTGTAGCAGATGAGGAAATCATCGGCTATGAGTACATCGACAACAAGTATTCAAAGGACGATCACGAATACTTCGGCTTGCGCATCGTCGGCAAGTCGATGGAACCTACCATCATGGACGGTGATATCGTCATTGTGCGCCGCCAGAACTACGTCGAGAACGGTGAGATAGCCATTGTACTGATAGATGGCGAGGAAGCAACGGCGAAGGAAGTCAAGGAAAGCGCGGACGGTATCACGCTGATAGGGCACAACACCGCCGTGTACACGCCGCACTTCTACAGCGCACAAGAAGTGAAGAACCTGCCCGTGCAGATTATTGGACGTGTCGTTCAATCTATTAGAAAATTCTGATGCATAATAGCAGAACGTACTTGATGGGTATGCGTAATTGAAGTTGCAATATTGAGATAATAAAGAAGGGAGCTGCATTACTATGAAACGAGTATACCTTACATTGTGCCTGTTTGCGATGATGGTTCTTTCCATTGGCTGCACAACCACATTTGCCGCTAGCTGGTATTACGTCGGAGGAAGTGAGAACGGGCGAGCATCAGTCTATATCGACAATGCATCTGTTGTAAAGAACAGTCGCGCCGCTGTTGTTTGGGTTAGGTATGATATGTCAGATGGTAGTATGATCATGCAGCGAATCGGTTATACGCGCCGTCCTAAAACATATACCTTACTGGCCTTTGCCACATACGATACACAAGGGGAGCTAGTAAGTAGCCAAGACGTTCCTGATTATGCGCGAGTCAGCCAACCAATTGTTCCTGATAGTATAGCCGAAGCAGTATGGTATTGCATCTGGCCGAACTGAGTTCAATTAAAATGCGGCCAGGAATCTTCTCACTTCAGTCAGGAGAGGAATGGCCGCAACGGTAGTCACTTGGAATATTGGTTCTAGATGTATATGGCAACTGTCTTTTGTTGATATTGTTGATTGTGATTATGTAGCAGCTGCGTGATCATATATGCTGTTGTATAATAGAATTGGAAAAGAGGCGAATAAAATGGAACATAAGAAGATGGCAGATTATGCCTATCATTACGGCCTGAAAGTCCGCATCTACCCCAGCCAGCAACAGAAAGAGATAATTCGACGCAATGCGGATGCGGCACGCTGCGTCTACAATGAACATGTCGCTGTGAA